GCAGGCGCGGCAGTTGTGACCACCGCAGGCACACCAACAGGTTTGACTTACACCTTGGGTGTGGCTCCTGTGACTGTAACTGTGACTGGCTTTGATGTTTACGGTCAATCAATGAGCGAGGCAATCACTTCAAGCGCCGCTGTAAGCACCGCTGTTAGTGGTTTGAAAGCCTTTTACCTTGTCACATCTGTGTCGGTAAGTGGCGCTACTGGTACTGCTCTGACTGTTGGCACAACCAACGTGTTGGGTTGCCCAGTTCGTGTTCCTAACATTGCTTATGTGGCAAGCGTTAAGAGTAATAACGCTTTGGCGCAAGATGGTGGTATTTTTGTAGCGGCTGACACTGCAACTGCTACGACCACTACTGGTGATGTTCGCGGTACTTACCTCCCTGCCACTGCATCGAACGGCATCGTTCGCACAGTAGTAGGAATCTTGTTGCCAGCCATCGCTGTTGGGCCTAACGCGACTCGCGTTGGCGCTCTCGGCGTAACACAAGCCTAAAGGAGACGGACATGGGTCAATTTAAACCAATGGTCAAAATGATGACCACTGAGCCTACAGTTGAGTTAAAACTCAAAAAAGGCGGTCACGTCAACATGAAAAAAGGTGGCAAAGCGGAAGCTGGTCACAAGAAGATGGCGATGGGTGGTGGTGCTATGGACATGATGATGGGTACTCCAGCCCTCGTTGGTCGTCCTGCGGTTAATGCGCCTGTTCGCGCCCCCGGCAAGCCTTCGATGGCCTCACGTCGTAAGGCAATGATGCCTAAGAAGCCTGCAATGAAGTCTGTTCCTCCAATGGCTACGCCTCTTATGAAAGAAGGTGGCGAGTCCAAAAAGACGCATAAGGCTGAGATGACAAAGATGAAGGGTCTTGAGAAAGAACTGAAGTCTCACGAGTCCAAGCCTGCCAGCAAAGGTCACAAAGGTCTGAAGACTGGTGGTGTTGCTCTTGGCAACGCTGGTGGCTTCAAAAAAGGCGGCAACGTCAAGATGGCTAAGGGTGGCGTTGCTGGTAACGGCATCATCAACACCGAAAACCAAGGCGGCAAGTACCGCGACACCATGATGCACACCGCTGAATACACTGGCAAGTCCAGTGGCAAAACAGGCGGCGTCAAGATGGGTAACGCTGGTGGCTACAAAGATGGCGGTATGCCTATGGTCGAAAAGGATGGGAAGATGGTTCCTACCTTTGCGGCTGATAACAAGGGCAAGATGAAAAAAGGCGGCATGATGGGCGGTGGCATGATGGGCTACAAGACTGGCGGCGTTGCTTTAGGTAACGCTGGTGGCTACAAGATGGGGGGCAAAACCTCAAAAAAAGCCTACGCGGCGGGGGGAACTGTTAATTTAGGCAAACCCGTCGCGATGCCCCAAGGCGCTAAAAAGCCTTCCTCTCCTGTAGCTATCAATCAATTGTCTGGCACTTTTAAAAAGGGTGGCAAGGTCACCCCCGCTGAAGGTAAATTGATGAAGGCGTTTGGGGCTGAGAACAAGACTGCTATGAAGCAGGCTAAGGCTCAGTCCAACGAGGTCTACAGCAAGTACCAAAAGATGAAAGATGGTGGCTCTCCAACTCCAGATGAGCGTTTCTTTGACAAAAACAAAGTAGACCCAAAATCTGCAAGCGACAAAGCAAGTCGTGAGTTGGAAGATGCGATGAATCCTTTGAGCATGGTTAAGGAACTGGCTGGTAAAGCCAAGAACTACTTCATGCCAAAGGCTGAGAGTGTGACCAAGACAAAAGAGTCTGTAACGGTTACGCCAGCAGGAAAGAAACGCGGCGGACGCGCTTGTTGAAAACGAGTGGGGGCTTCGGCTCCCACTTTCTTTGGAGAATTAGATGAGTACATTAACCAATGTGTTCGCGGAACACAATGACGCAACTGGCACAATTTACGCTGGCGCGGCAAACCTTGCTGGTTATCAATTAGCCTCTGGTGGCGTTGCTGGAGAAATTGTTTTTCGTGATGGTGGCGCATCAGGCACTGAGCGTTTGCGCGTAAACATTACAACCAATACGGCAGTAATTGCCACGCTGATTCCCGGCAACGGTATTCGCTTCAACACAAACATTCACGTCACATTGCCTGCTGGTGCGGGAGTTACCATTTTCTGCGGTTAATCATGCCAAGCAAATCACCAGCCCAACACAAATTGATGGCGGCGGTTGCGCACAACCCTGACTTTGCCAAGAAGACTGGCATTCCTCAAAAGGTTGGCAAAGAGTTTGTGAAGGCAGATAAAAAGAAAATGGCTGAGGGTGGAAATGTAAATGCCGCTGGCAACTACACTAAACCTGAACTTAGAAAACGCATTGTGTCTCAGGTTAAATCTGAGGCTACGCATGGTACTGGCGCTGGAGAATGGAGCGCTAGAAAAGCACAACTTGTGGCTAAACGATACAAAGACGCTGGAGGAGGTTATCGTGATTAAAGACGTAAAACATACTGATGATTGCGCTGTCCAAGAAGATGGCCCATGTACCTGTGGAACTGAAGAGGTTCTTGAAGAATTGGCGTTGGAAGATGCTGATTTACCTGATGAAGATTTTGCATGAAAGCCCCTCAGCAATCTCTAAAAGATTGGGGCGACCAAAAATGGAGAACGAAAAGTGGTAAAAAATCTTCTGAAACTGGTGAAAGATACCTTCCAGAATCTGCAATCAAAAGCCTTAGCCCTGCTGAGTATGCTTCGACGACCAAAGCAAAAAGAGCAGGCAAAGCCGCAGGAAAACAATTCGTAGCGCAACCTAAAAAGATTGCACAGAAAACAGCCAAATACAGGTTTTGACTATGAAAAAAACCAATGCATCAATAGCCAAATCTTTGAAAAAGTCTGGTTTTTATGACGCTGGCAAAAAAAAGCCAGAGCGAATAAAAATTATCAATGAGGTGACAACCAAACCTCAACGGCTTGAGATGGTTGATAAGTTTTTTTCAGAGAAGAAATTAAAAGATGGCGGTGTGTCGCTTGCGGTTGGTCGGGGCGAGAAGTTGTCCACTGAAAAAGGCGCTGGCTTAACAGCCAAGGGTCGGGCAAAATACAACCGTGAGACTGGTAGCAATTTAAAGGCTCCACAGCCCAAGGGCGGCGCTCGAAAAGATTCTTTTTGCGCACGCATGAGTGGGGTTGTGGAACATTCAAAAGGGGACGCACCACGCGCCAAGGCATCGCTGAAGCGGTGGGACTGCCCCGGCTGGTAAGGATAAAAGATGGCGTACTCTGACACCTACGGACAAACGGTCAATGTACAGACCTTAATTGACCACGGCGCTCGTCGGTGCGGAAAACTGGCTGAGGAGTTGACTTCTGAGCAAGTTGTCTCCGCTCGTCAATCGCTTGGGTTCCTGCTCTCCAACCTCATAAATCGTGGCATCCAATATTGGTGCATCAGCAAAGAGGTTGTGGGGCTGACCCCCAACAAATACCAATACACCCTGCCTGATGGCGCTGTAGACACGCTTAACGTGCTGTATCGCACTTTAAATCGTCCTGTGGGCGCATACACCTCTTCTGCTGGTGGTGTGGTCGCAAACCTCTACGATGGCAACATTGACACCTACACTCAACAGACCTCAGCGAACGGCAACTTTACAGTCAATTACGGCACGACAAACCCCATCTATGCGGGTTCTATTGGCTTCTTGCCCTACATTGCTGGTGGTGGGTCAGCAACATGGAATATCTCGCTTCAATACTCAACTGATGGGGTAACGTACTCTACGTTGCAGAACCTTGGCGCAATTGCGGTCGCGGACAACACATGGGTGTGGACGGATATAGACCCCGGTCAATCGGTCGCCTTCTACCGCATCATTGCCTCTGGCGGCACTACTCTTGCCCTGCGCGAGTGGTACATCGGCAACAACAGCACCGAGGTAATGATGTCTCGCCTAAACCGCGACGACTACACCAACCTGCCAAACAAGAATTTCACAGCAAATCAGCCATTTCAGTTTTGGTTTGACCGCACTATTCCAAACCCAACAATTTATCTTTGGCCTACCCCAAGCAACGCTTTTGTACAGATGACTGTGTGGTATTCCACCCAAATCATGGACGTAGGCGCTTTGACTGACGAATTGCAGATTCCTCAGCGTTGGTATGAGGCGGTGGTGTTCATGCTGGCTCATCGTATGAGCCTTGAACTGCCCTTGGTTCCGATGGATAGGGTTGGGTATCTTGAAAAGATGGCTGAGAAGTATTTGTATGAGGCGGAGCAGGAAGAACGTGACAAGTCGCCAATTTACTTTGCCCCGAACATTTCGGTGTACACGAGGTAACGGATGCCTATCTTCTTAGACACAACGGGATTGACTTCACTTGCTATCGCGGTGTGCGATAGGTGCAAGATGAAGAAGCCGTATGTGAATTTGAGACCTGATGGCAATTCACCCGGCCTGCGCGTCTGTGGCGACGGCTGTTGGGACACCCTTGACCCCTATCGCTTGGCGGCACGAAAAACCGAAAGGATTAACCTTCGGTTTGCACGCCCTGATGTGAGTGTTGCGGCTAATGACAACTTCTTGATGACTGGCGGAACAAGTGAGTTCCAAATTTCAACCGAACAAAATACTCAAACTCCGACCAACACAGGGAATAAGGATACGATTGCTCCTAACCCCCCAGACAATACGAGTACATAAATGTCCGCACAAGTAACCATACTCCAACTCCCAGCGGCTGGTGCTTTAACAGGCACTGAGGCGGTTCCTGTTGTCCAAAATGGGGTGACAGTTCAGACTACGACTGGCGCAATTGCTATTCAGCCAACTCAGACGCAGACATTTTTAACGGCTACGCAACAAACTTCGTTGCCCAATAGTCGATATGTATCCGCTGGCACTGGCATTTCAATTTCCGATGGTGGCCCAATTTCGTTCTTTCAATTGAGCCTCAACGGTACGGCTCTAAGCCTCCAAAACGCCGCTGGTGGCATTATTGTGAAGAACTCGGCATCTACGGTAGCCTCACGCTCTATTGCGGTCTCTGGGGCTGGTTTGAGCGTTTCTAATGCTGACGGCACTGGTGGCAACCCAACGCTGGCTTTAAGCGGTCTGCCTGCTACTTTGGCAAATCTGTCTGGCTCAGGAATGTTGGCTATTGTTGGTGGCTCTAGCATCAACCCACGAACCATTACTGGTACAGGAAGTCAAATTACTTTGACGAATGGAGATGGTCAAGCAGGCAACCCAACGATTGCGATTGCTGATAATGCGGTGTTCCCCGGCACAGGCGCTATCACCGTACCTGTTGGCTCTAACGCACAACAACCCGCTGGTTCTAATGGGCAGATTCGTTACAACAGTGATGTCAATGCGTTTTACGGCTACGCCAACGGCGCGTGGAACGCTTTCACCTTAGCTGGTGGCGTTTCTACTTTTAGCGCAGGCGCAACAGGTCTAACACCATCTTCTCCGCAGTCTGGAACTGTTGTTCTTGGCGGAGTACTGAATGTTTCCACTGGCGGCACTGGAGCAACCTCTCTGACTGGTTATGTCAAGGGTACTGGCACAACTGCCATGACCGCAAGCGCAACCATCCCAAATACAGATATATCTGGTTTGGGTACGATGTCCACGCAAAATGCAACCGCTGTGGCTATCACAGGCGGAACTATTGCAGGCGCGACCATTACTGGTAGCACAGTCAACAGCACAACAATTGGCGCAACGATTGCGGCGGCTGGTACGTTTACTTCCGTAACAATGAGCACGGGAACGATTTCTACCGCGCCAATAAACAATACAGACATTGTCAACAAAGAATACGCTGATGCAATTGCGTCAGGTATTAACTTCCACCAATCTTGTCGTTTAGCGACAACTGCCGCCCTTCCTGCAAATACTTACAACAACGGCTCCTCTGGCGTTGGAGCAACACTGACTGCAACCGCAAATGGTGCGTTAAGTGTTGATGGTTTAGCTGTTGCTGTTACCAATAGAATTTTGGTAAAAAATCAGGTAAATCAAGCACATAACGGCGTGTACACAGTTTCACAGACTGGCTCTGCTGGTGCGCCTTACATCTTGACTCGCGCTACTGACTTTGATTCTGCTGGTGCAGGCGTAGACCAAATTGACGCTGGTGACTTTTTTCTCATCACCGCAGGAACTGCCAACGCCAATACGTCTTGGGTACAGCAAACACCGCAACCTATTGTTGTTGGTGTAACTGCACTTGTTTTTGCGCAGTTCGGCGCACCTTTAACCTACACCGCTGGCACTGGCTTAAATGAGTCGCCAGCCTATACATTCAATATTGCCAATACTGGCGTGTCTGCGGCGACCTACGGTTCTGCGTCGCAAGTGCCTGTTTTTGCTGTAAATTCTCAAGGACAACTGACTTCGGTCACCAATACATCTATTGCGATTGCCGCAGGCGCTGTATCAGGCTTGGCGGCTTCTGCGACTACGGACACTACCAACGCCTCCAATATCACCTCTGGAACGCTTGGTACAGGTCGTTTGAGCGGTTCTTACACTGGCATCACTGGTGTAGGGACGTTGACCGCAGGAGTATGGAACGGCACGGCAATTGGCGTGGCTTACGGCGGTACTGGTCTTACAGCTACCCCAACCAATGGTCAATTGGCTATTGGTAACGGAACTGGCTATTCGCTGGCTACCCTAACCGCAGGAACTAACGTCAGTATTAGCAATACGGCTGGTGGCATCACGATTTCTGCAACACCTGCGGCTGGCGGCACAGTTTCTTCTGTGGCAATGACTGTTCCTGCGTTCTTGACGGTGACTGGCTCCCCAATCACTACAAGCGGGACTTTGGCTGTTACCTTGTCTGGTACAGCCCTTCCAGTAGCCAATGGCGGCTCTGGTGCTACAACGCTGACTGGCTATTTGATTGGCAATGGAACTAGCGCATTTACGGCTTCTACAACAATTCCTAGCACAGCAATCACTGGTTTGGGAACAATGGCAACACAAAATGCTAATACTGTTGCTATAACTGGTGGGACAATTGATGGTACGGCAATTGGTGCAACAACCATATCAACAGGCAACTTCACAACAGTGACTGCCACAACATATTCTGGTATATCTGGAGGAACCTTCTAATGGCTCAAGCAGGCTTTACACCCATTTCGCTGTATTTCAGCACAACAGCGTCGGCTGTCCCGTCGTCTGGGAATCTTGTTGCTGGAGAGTTGGCGCTTAACACTTTAGACGAGAAGCTGTACTTTAAAAACAGTGCTGGCACGGTAAAGTTGTTGGCGTCTTCTTCGGCAACAACGCCCGTTACAACAATTTCTTTTGGCTCGACAGGTCTTACCCCTAATACTGCCACTTCGGGCGCTATAACGGTCGCTGGAACGCTTGCAATTGGCAGTGGCGGCACTGGACAAACATCAGCCTCTGCGGCATTTAACGCCTTGTCGCCAATTACCACAACGGGCGATTTGATTATTGGTAACGGCACGAATAGCGCAACACGCCTTGGAATTGGTGGAAACGGCACAGTTCTTCAAAGTAACGGCACAACAGCAAGTTGGGTGAGTTTTACTTCAGGCTCGTCTTTGAGCAACGACACAACTACAGCGTCAAACCTGTTCCCCATGTTTGCAAATGCCACAAGTGGCACGCCAACAACGGTGTTTACCAGCAACGCAAAACTGCTCTACAAGCCCTCCACAGGCGAGTTTCAGGCTTCTGAATTGGTAGCATCTAACGGCATTTTCGTTAATAATGCAACAGTGTCAGCAAGTTACACGGTTGCAAGTGGGTTTAACGCGATGTCAGTTGGCCCTGTCGCCGTGGCTTCTGGTCAAAGCGTAACCGTCTCCAGCGGTCAACGCTGGGTCGTTCTATAAGGAAAAAACATGAGTTCATTAGTAATTGCAGGCGACACATCAGGCTCGGTAACACTACAAGCACCAGCGGTTGCTGGTACTACAATTCTGACTTTGCCTGCCACAAGCGGCACACTTATTACGACCGCAAGCGGAACCGCATCTTCTGCAACTACCGCCACAAACTTGGCTGGTGGTTCTGCTGGTGTATTACCTTATCAAACTGGCTCAGGCGCTACATCTTTTACAGCCGCTGGCACAGCTGGTCAAGTTTTGCAGAGTAATGGTGCTTCGGCTCCAACTTGGGTGGCTCCAAGCACAGGTGCTATGAGTTTAGTAAGTACGTTGACTGCATCTAGTTCTGCATCTTTGTCATGGACAGGTCTTACGGGAAACAGATACCGACTCTATTTAGAAAATATATTAAATTCTGGAGTAGATTTATATTTACAACTAGGTTATGGGGCTACGCCTACATGGATTACATCTGGATACACTTGGCTTGGCCCTTCTAACAGTGACGCTAGTGGAACTACTTCAAAAATTAGTTCAAATGGTGCTACTGGTAATGGTTTTTACCCTAAATATTATATGTCTTCAGTTGGAAGAGGTATGTCTGTAACAGATTTAACTGGATTTACAAATGGTGTAGCACAATTATATACAAATATCGAACACAGTAACAATACTGCTAATTATTATTATACAAGTTCAAGTGGTTCATTGGTAAACACAAACAATATTACGGCTGTTAGATTGATTTCTGCATCGGGAACAATTGCTTCTGGTTCAGCATCTTTATATTTAATTTCTCAATAAGGATTGCAAATGTTTATAAACCATAAAATTGATGCTTATTTAAAACAATCAAATATTGAATTTTTTGATGGTGATTACAAAACTGCACAACCAGAAGGTGAAGCAGACCAGATTATTCATTGGCACGAAAAACTTGGTAGCCAGCCAACGGTTCAACAATTGGATGCCGCATGGGCTTCTTACGTTTCGCCTACGCCACCTGCACCAACAAAAGAACAATTGCTTGCAGAATTGCAGGCATTGACAGCAAAAATCAACGCACTGGGGTAAAACATGAGTTCAATATCAGCAGGAACTACAAGCGGCACGGCTCTAGTCTCTAGCGGAGACACAAGCGGTGCGCTACAACTTCAAGTCAATGGCACGACCCCATCGGTCACCTTGGCGGCAAATGGCGCTGTAGGCGTTGGCTCGACACCTGCATACGGTACTGCGGGTCAATTGCTGACCTCAAACGGCAGTGGGGCATCCCCAACATGGACAACGGTCTCTGGCGGCGCACAGGGCTTTGTAACGCAGTACCAAGGGCCTTCTGCCGCGCCAACGATGAATTCTTTTTCAATTGCACTAATTTAAGGAGTAACTATGTCAGCAACTGCACAATACGCCTCAACCCCAAGATTTGGGTCGGCAACTCTAACAACGGCGGACACGTCTCTGACCGCACCTACAACAGTCGGAACAATACTTGCGGCTGGCTCTTCTGGCACTCGCATTGACTACATTGACATTCAAGGCGTGGCTACCACTGTGGCTGGTTTAATTAACCTTTTTGTGTTTGACGGCACAAACTACATTCTGTGGCAACAAGTGCCAGTGATTGCAATCACATCAAGCACAACAGCCGTAGCGTTTTCGGCTCTTTTATCAAGCAATGGCAATGCAAACTTTATGCCCTTGACTTTGCCAACAGGCTATTCTCTGCGTGCTACCACAACAGTAGCCCAGACAGGTATTCGCGTAACTGCTTATGGAGGTGACTTCTAATGAATCAAGGAATGTATGGCTTTGGGATGCCGCCAAATCAGGCAACCCGCTTGGCTCCTCCTGCGTGGACTAACGCATATCCATATTTAACCGCAGGAACTTACAACGATTTTGTTGTCCCCGCAAACGTATATCAAATTATGGTTTGCGTGTGGGGCGGTGGCGGCTCTGGCGCTACTGGAAATGCTTACGTTTCACAATATGCTAGGGGTGGAGATGGTGGTGGGTATGCTCAGGGAATTATTGATGTCATCCCCGGTCAAGTCCTGCCAACCATAACAGTCGGCGCTGGCGGCGCTATAACTGGCAGTAACAACGCAAATGGCAGTGCTGGCGGAACTTCTTCTTTTGGGACTTTGTTGACAGCAACAGGCGGCGCTGGAGGCATAAGAAACGGAACTAGTGCGGGAACTGCGGGAACAGGAACTGCCTCTTCAACTTTAAGACGAACATTTACCGCATCTGGTGGTTTGGCTGGCTATGGAACAACATCAACCGATAACCAATCTACGGGTGGTGGTGGTGCGGGTTCTATTTATGGAACTGGCGGTAATGGTGGCGCTCTTGCATCTACTTCAACTTTAAGGGGTATGGGTGGTGGCGGTTTTGGCGGCTCAGGTGGTTTTAGAACTACCACTTCAACTACAGGTTCTGGCGGTGGCGGTCTACGGGATGGCTCAATTGGTTTCAGCGGTATAGGTGGTGGTGGTGGCGGTTCTGCCAGCGCAGGGTCTGGAACAAATGGTGGTGGCCCAAGCGGAGGAACGCCTCAAAATCTTGTGCAAATTGGTAACACATCCACTGTGCTTCAAGTTGCAGGAACTTCCGCAGGCGCTTTAAGCGGTGGAAATCCATACTTAATGTATTGGGCGCTGTGTGGCGGCGGCGGCGGCGGCGGAACGGGTTCAGGTACTTATAACACCTATGGCGCGGGTGGTTCAGGTAGTTTTGGTGGTGGTGGCGGTGGTGCAATATCAATTAATATTACCGCTTCTGGTGGTAGCGGAGGTTTTGGTGGCGGTGGCGGTGGCGCATCTTGTACTGCTGAAAGAACGTTTGGCGGTGCTGGAGGTTTTGGCGGCGGTGGCGGCGGTGGGTACTCTGGTGGTTCGGGAAACACTGCTTTTGGTGGTGATGGTGGTAATGGCGGCGGTGGTGGTGGTGCTACTGCCGATGCCGCTACTAATAGCAGGGGCGGAAAAGGCGGCGATGGCGCAGTAATTCTTTACTTCACCGAAGGATATTAAAATGAAATACGCATGGATTGAAAACGACAAGATTCGTGATGTTGCCAACAGCAACCCCGCAGAAATTTACCATCCTGATGTCGCCGCTTTTTACACGACACAAGTTCCTGACGATGCTGTTAATGGCGATGGTTGGGTCAATGGCGCATTGGTAAAGCCAGTTGTCCCTGAGCCAACGCCAGAACCAGTTAAATGGATTGCTGACGATATCCGTAAAGGCTTAACTCTTGCCGAGCGCGTCAAGTGGGACAACGACAAAAGCGATGAAATCAAGACTGCCAAAGTAGAACTGACTGGCTCCAACTTCAAGGCCAAAGTTCAAGAAGTATTGGATATGTTGGTTGCCTCTGGTGATGTTTCTCAGGCTTCTGCCACTGTAATCTTGGCTAAAACCAACGGCACAACTATCCCAGTTTCGGTGACTTAATGAACAGTCCTGAAGTCAAACTTGGTAGCGTTAAGAACCTCTACAGTCGTCAGATGCATTTTGTGCGTGCTGGTGATGTAGAGCAAGGTCATACCCATCAGTTTGACCATCTGACGCTTTTGGCGGCTGGTTCATTGCGTGTCAATGTAGATGGCGCAACAACCGACTACAAAGCGCCTCACATGATTTGGATTCACAAAGATGTGATGCATGAATTGACGGCGCTGGAAGACAACACGGTGGCTTTCTGTATTCACGCACACCGTGACCTTGAGGGTGAAATCATTTCCCCTGACATGGTTCCGAATGGTGTGCCAAACGATGTCTGTGGTAAATAGGAGAAAACCATGCCAGTAATTATTGATGGGTCAGCGGGGATAACGACCCCCGGCGAGACGAACACGGGCAACCTTAGCGTTGCTGGGACTACAACACTGACTACCCCACTGCCTGTTGCTTCTGGTGGTACGGGTGGTAGTGCAACGCCTACGGCTGGTGGTGTTGTATATGGTACTGGTACTGCACAAGCGGTTACATCGGCTGGTTCAGCGGGTCAGGTTTTGCAGAGTAATGGTGCTTCGGCGCCTACTTGGGTCACCCCAAGTGCAGGCGCTATGACTTTTATTAGTACAACCACCGCAAGCAATTCTGCAACCGTAGACATTGCTCTTTCTGGTTCATATACATCGTTTCAAATAATTTTTTATAACATTCGTCCAGCATCAGTAAGCGATTTTCAAATTCAATACACAACAAATAATTTTTCCTCTGCAAGTAATTGGGAAAATACTTCTTTGTATGCATATTCACATGGTGGAAGTAATGTAAGCACAACAACTGGAGGTTCATTGTTTAATAATCAGGCAAGCAGTGCTTCGTACCCCGGTAGTGGAACAATTACATTGCCAAATCCATTAGGTTCTGGAGTTAAAAAATCATATGTTGGTCTCGTACAAGCAAATGCCAATACTATTGGTACATACACTGGTATGGTGTCAGGAATTAACGAATCTACTTCTGCGTTAAATGGGGTTCGTTTTATTGCGGCATCAGGCAATTTAACTAGCGGCACATTCAAACTTTATGGGATAACTTAATTATGTCAAGACATCACATGACGGCAGAAGGCCCAATCCCATTTACCGCTGAAGAGGAAGCGGCATGGGACGCAAGGGAAGCGGCGTATGTCCCTCCTACTGCACCAGCCCCACCAACAAAAGAAGAGTTGATGGTTCAACTACAAGCACTTCAAGCACAAATACAGGCGTTGACATGAACCTCCAACTTCCAATTGAAACAGTAAACCAAGTCCTTGGTTACCTCGGTACGCGCCCTTACCAAGAGGTATTCCAACTCATTCAAGCCATTCAAGAAGCCGCAAAGCCTAAAGAGGCAGAGCCGAAAGACGAATGAGATGGCTGACGTTCACGAACTTGCAAATGACACGGACAAGCGTCTAGGCATACACGAAGCCATTTGCGCTCAACGCTACGAGGTCATTCAAAATCGTTTTGACGAAGGTACAAAACGCATGAACAGGATTGAGTACCTATTGTACGGCGTGATTATCTGCGTGCTGTTTGGCCCCGGTGTTGCTGGCGAACTCATCAAGAAGGTTCTTGGGTTGTGATACCAATCGTTGCCTCCCTCCTCACGACCCTTGCCTCCAACGGCTTGGGTCTTTTGTCTTCTGCAATTCAAGCAAAAGGCAAGCAGGTTGTTGAGGAGACCCTTGGGGTTAAGATTCCAGACAACCCAACGCCTGAAGACGTCGTCAAGTTGCGTCAAGCTACTTTTGACCACGAGGAGCGCCTGATTGAGTTGAGCATTGAGAAGGCAAAGAACGACCTTGAGGAATTCAAGATTGAGGTTGCCGACCGCGACAGCGCTCGTGTTCGAGATGCCGAGTTCATTAAGCGCGGCACAGCTAACGGTCGAGCCAACCTGATGTTCTTTCTTGCGGTATGCGCGGTCGTTGGATTGGTTTGGATTGTGTGGACAGACCAAGGCATTAACGAGTACGTCAAGGGCATCTTCACGCTTGTTTTGGGGCGCTTCTTGGGCTACCTTGACAACATCTACTCTTTTGAGTTTGGCACGACCCGTGGCTCACGCGACAAAGACGACACCATCAAGAACTTAACTGGGGGGCCAAAATGAGCCTCAGTGACGAACAGGCCGCTTTCCTGCTGGATGCCTGCAATTTGATTCGGTACGCCACTGAGCAGGGTTTTAAGGTCACTGGTGGCGAATTGTTCAGGACTGCCGAGCAACAGGCAATTTATGTGCAGACGGGTCGCTCTAAAACCTTAAATTCAAACCATCTGAGGCGGCTTGCCATTGACTTGAATTTCTTCAAGGATGGACAGATAATATGGGACAAGGGCATCCTTGCGCCATTGGGTGCTTATTGGGAAACTTTGCACCCTAAGAATCGTTGGGGTGGCAACTTTAAATCTTTGGTGGACTGTCCACATTTTGAACGAAACGTGGGGTAAATATGGCAACCGCATCGGTAATGACTTACGACTCTTTGGTCGAGAACATTCAGTCTTACCTTGACCGTACTGATGCGGATACTCTTGCCAAGATTCCCTTGTTCATTATGTTGGCAGAGCAAATCATTGCCAGCCAAATAAAGTTTCTTGGCAACCTAACGGTTCAGACTTCGACCATGATTATTGGTCAACCCATCATTGACAAACCTGCTCGTTGGCACAAGACAGTGTCTTTTAACGTCACAGTGGCAGGCGTAAAACAACCTGTGTTGCTTCGCAAGTACGAGTACCTGCGTGAGTACACGCCTGATGCAACCACTAGGGGCGTACCTGTTTATTACGGGGACTACGACTACACCCATTGGCTTGTTTCTCCGTCACCTGCGGCGGCGTATGAGTTTGAGGTTTTGTACTACGAGCGGCTTCAGCCACTTGATTCCACCAACCAAAGCAATTGGTTTACCACCTACGCCCCACAAGCGTTGCTGTATGGGTCTTTGTTGCAAGCTATGCCTTATGTCAAGAATGACGAGCGTATGCCTATGTGGCAACAGAACTATGACCTTATCATTCAGACCTTGAAAGCTGAAGATGTCCAGCGTATTGGTGACCGCCAAGCAACTGTATTGGATACCTAATCATGAGTTTCAACAGCCCCTTCACAGGTAATGTCATCCAACCAACGGACGTTTCCTACAGCCGCATTACGTTAACCACAGACCTGCAACTGACTTGGCCCATCAACGGCACAACTGCTGATGACGCCGCCGCTCGTATCATGGAGGTGTCAACCGCCTCCACGGCAAACGAGTTGTGGATGCCTCCAGCCAATCAAGGCTCTGTTGGTCAAGATGCTTTGATTCGCAACGTCGGCGCTGTTGCAGTTACTGTCAAAGACTACACAGGCGCAAACACTATTGTCACGGTTGCCGCTGGTCAAGCGCAGTACATCTACATCACAACCAACACTACGACCGCAGGCACATGGGGCATCATTGCTTACGGCATTGGTTCTTCTGGCGCTGACGCCGCCACCCTTGCTGGATACGGTTTGTTGGCAATTGGTCAGACGTTGAATCAAAGTCAGCCAGTCACTACTTTCTCCTCTAGTTACACAGCGTTGGCAACAGACCGCTCAAGCACCTATGTTTGGACTGGCGGCGCTGGCACTTTGACAATGACCCTTGCGTCTACGCTTGGCGACAATTGGTTTATGTTTGTGCGCAACAGTGGCACTGGTGCTTTGACTGTTGCTGGAAGTGGCGGTAACACAATCAATGGCTCTGCCTCAATTGTTCTTCAACCTGCTGACTCTTGCATTATTGTTTGCAGTGGTTCGACGTTCTACACCGTTGGTTTGGGTCGAAACAGTCAGTTTGCGTTTACTCAATTGAGCAAAGTTTTGGTGTCTGGCTCGTACACACTGACAGCCTCCGAGGCTTCTAATGTGATTCAGAAGTACACAGGAGTTTTGTCGGGCAACGTCACAATTGTTGTGCCTGCAACTGTTCAGGTGTACTACATCCTCAATGAGACTTCAGGTGGTTACACAGTCACAATCACCACGGGTTCTGGCAATACCGCTATTTTGACTACAGGTAGTCAGGCTACGTTGGTTTGCGACTCTGTAAATTTGTACAACGCCAACACTGTTTTGGCTGGTTCATCGACCATTAGTTTGGGTAACGGCTCTGTTGGCGCTCCATCGTTGAATTTCTCATCAGAGACTACAACGGGCGTGTACAGAGCGGCTTCTGGTGAGTTCAACATTGCAATCCTTGGGGCGCTTCGTGCAACGGTTTCTGCGACTGGATTGTCAGTTGTGGGTACTGGAACATTCTCTGGCGGCATTGCTGGTGGAACGTACTGATGGTCAAAAAGGTTTTTACGATTGACACGTTGCCGGGGGTTCAACGCGACGGTACTATCTTTGACATGAACTTTTATACTGACGCTCGTTGGGTTCGTTTCCAACGCGGTCGTCCAAGAAAAGTAGGTGGCTATCGCTCAATCGTTAGCAACGCTAAGGGTTACTCACGCGGCATCTACGTTAACTCAGTTGATGGCATCAACTCCGTTTTTAATGGATACAACAACGGTCTTGAGGTTGTCAACATCAACAACCTTGGTATTGGTGCTGGCGTCAATCAATTTACCTTTACAGGTTTGATTCTGACGCTCAATACACTTGTTGGCGGAACTACATATACCAATGGTACATACACCAACGTGACGTTGACTGGTGGCGCTGGCTCTGGTGCAAGAGCAACTATCGTGGTGGCTGGCAACACGGTGACCACCGTGACGCTGACAAAGGCTGGCAACGGCTATGTGGTTGGCAACACGTTGAGCGCTACAGCGGCAAGTATTGGCGGCACGGGCAGTGGATTCTCAATCAATGTTGCCACAATCAATGACGGATTTGCCGAAAACAATTTAAACCTGTGGCAGTTTGACTCTACGTTTGACGCTCAAGGTTCTGGAAATCAGTTGCTGTTGGCGCACCCCGGTCAAAACCTTGCCCAGATTGACCAGACTACGAATACGCCAGTTTTGGCTGGAAACATCAATGGCACAGTTCTTTCACCCCTTACGGACACTTCAGGCACAACCCCAACAGGCGACATCATTGAAGTTGCTGGTGGCGTATGCGTTCTGCACCCCTACGTTTTTGTGTATGGAGACAACGGCTTAATCAAGAACTGTGTTGCTGGAAATCCATTTGATTGGAACGGCGCTGACGCGAACGAGGTCAACGTAGCCTCTACAAAGATTGTCAAAGGCTTGCCAGTACGAGGAGGTTCTAACGCCCCCTCTGGATTGTTTTGGGCGCTTGATTCGCTTATTCGTGTGTCCTACACCCCAACCACCGTAACAGTTGCTGGAAGCCCTCAAACCTTCTATTGGCGCTATGACATTATTTCTAGCCAATCATCCATTCTTTCTAGTCAGTGCGTCATTGAGTATGACGGCATTTACTATTGGATTGGTGTTGACCGCTTCTTGATGTACAACGGTGTGGTCAAGGAAATCAAGAACACGTTTAATCAAAACTACTTTTTTGACAACTTGAACTATGCGCAACAGCAAAAAGTTTTTGTCAACAAGGTTCCTCGCTTCGGCGAGATTTGGTGGTTCTTCCCATCAGGCGACTCTGAAGAGTGCAACGACTGCATCATCTACAACGTCCGTGAAGACTGTTGGTATGACGCAGGTGAGGCTTTAGGCGCTCGTCGCACTGCTGGGTACTTCTCTCAAGTGTTTCACTACCCCATCAATGCGGGTGCAACATTAAGTGAAGAGACAGTAATTTTCACGGCATCAATTTCAACAACCAATGCCAACGCTGTCATTACGATTGCTCCCAACAATTTGGTTGCAGTAGGTCAACAAGTTTCGTCTGCAAGCGTTCCCTCTGGTGCATTAATTAATTTGATTGCGCCTAATGTTGCGTCACCTACTGCAACAGGCTCTGCTGGAGCAAGCACTATTGTGGTCAGTAGCGCAACTGGAATTTTGTTAAATCAATCTGTCACTGGTACAGGCATTGGAACAAATGCAGTCGTGACCAATATTGTGGGAACGACTATCACGTTGTCTGTGGTCAATAGTGGCGCTGTATCAGGAGCCATGTCGTTCTCTGGTTTGAGTTTGACTTTGTCTGCAAACGCAACAGCAACAGCGGTTGAGACCGCAAACTTTAAAACTGTTGCTGGTCAAGTAATTTTGTGGCAACACGAGATTGGAACTGACGAAGTTATTGCTGACGAAGCCAACGCCATTGAAAGCTATTTCCAAACAAGTGACTTGGGTTTTGTGGCTGGTGGGCCTGCTCAGACTGCACCTGTTGGAGACAATTTTTGGGTGAACTTGGAAAGGGTGGAACCTGACTTTGTTCAACAAGGGGAGATGACTTTTCAAGTCACTGGTCGTCCTTATGCTCAATCTGTTGACGTTACGTCAGAACCCTATGTGTTTGACCCAAACACTGGCAAGATTGATATGCGCCAGCAAAGGCGCGAAATACGTTTGATTTTTAAAAGCAACGTACAAGGAGGTGATTACCAAATGGGTAAGGTTTTGCTTTCAGTTACCTTGGGCGACTCCAGACCATACGGAAGTTAATATGGCGCTTCCGCTTGTATACGACCCTCGGTATCACACATGGAACTCTTGGTCGAGTTTGATGTGCGAGGCGTATGCGGCGCAACAGCTATCAATTAACACTCCCGAAGAGGAGTGGAAGAACTGGGCGTCGGGGTTAAAAGCCATCGACATTTTTGTGAACGAGGGGATACCCGGCCCCTACATCTACGAGAACTGGTATGACTGGGCGCAAGCCTTGGTCGGAGCAGTCAACGAATCAACACAGGAAACGGCAACATGAACTTCATCGAAATTTTTAACTATGTGGCAAAGATAGCAAGACCCGCCCACGCCAAAGAATCCATCGCTGAGACGATGGAAGACGAGTTCCAAGACATCGGTTTGGACAGCCTCGACGGCTTGGTCATGCTGATGTACTTTGACGACCTTTACGGTATTGACGACGCTGTCAGCAAGGAATGGGCTCCCAAGTCTGTTCAGGAACTCTATGACCTTGTAATGGCAAACAAAACCAAAGAGCCAGCCTCTATGGAAGAAGTCAAGGAGGCGTGCAAATGATTTACCTCACGCATTACCGCACAGCCTGCACGCAGGACGTAGAACTCTTTGACGACATCATCTACCCCCAAAAGGTGAATTGGTTTCCAGACACCTACAACCGCACCAAATCTGGTTTGGTCTACGTTCCCCACAAATTGGCGGAGAAGGTACTTGACCCTGAGTTGCTGACGTACCTACGCGAGAATCCTGTGGGCAAGACAGCGTTCATCCTTGCTGGTGGAAATGCACACTTTGCTGGGATTGGTCAACGTCCCTATGACTCTCGCCTGTCTTATACCTACAAGTTCCTGCCATTCACTTTGACGCAGGTCTATGCGGGTCGTATCGCTCAATCCTTTGGCGATATGGACATGGTCACTACCGATGCCAGCGCCTGCGCCTCAAGCCTCAAGGTGATGATGGATGTGCAGAACCTTATTCAGTTTTACCAATTTGACCGTGTGATTGTGTTGACAGTTGAAGATGGTGTTTCAAACGCTGTGCTTGAGTTCTTTGGTGACTCCAAGGCTGTATTGACTGAAAAGCAAGAGCAGGAAGGTATAAAGCCATCCTCTTTCGATTCGGTTAACTTTGGGTTTCGGATTGGTCAGGGAGCCGCTTTGGCGGTATTTGAGTCTCGTGATGCTGTGACTCAACAACAAATCAAGCCCCATGCACGTTTGGTGTCAGCGTATAGCGCCTCAGAGCGCTCAACGAATGCAATTGGGCAGTGTGAGGATGGGGAGGGGTTTATTAAAGCTATGGCTGGGGCAATGCGCTATGGCAATATTTCCCCAGATGAGATTAAAATAGTCAAAACCCACGGCACTGGAACAGCGTCCAACAACAAGGCTGAAAAGAACGCCTTGACCCAAACGCTACAAGACTTCGTTGCAACCTCGTATAAGCAAAAAATTGGTCATACGATGGGTAGCAGTGGATTGCTTGAGACACTTTTACTTTTAAACGATATTAGGTCTGGTGTTGTACCAGCGATTGAGAACCGAACTGAAACCGATTCGGTATTCCTTTCGGAATCGACAACACCACCTAATGGTTTGATAATGAGTCTGGCGGCTGGGATGGGAAACATCTATTCCGCCGCAATTTTTAAGGGGATGTGATGCTAGTCGACAGCAAAGAAAAGGAACTGAGTACGGAGGCAATCATGATGATTGCGGCTCAGGAGACTAAGACGCCATATCCTGCATCTACTGTGTATGCGGCAATGGTGAAAGAGATGAATCTGCCCGGCACATCTATCTTTCGCGAAGGCAACACCCTTTTTATTATTCATAACGCTGAAGGTCGCACTGGAGTCTTTCGCGCCCTAAACGCAGACACCGCTCGAAACTATTTAGAAAATTCATACACTTTTATTCAAGCCGCTTACAAGATGGGGTTTGACACGCTTGCAAGCGAGTTTGAAGACCCAACAATTTTTAACATCTTCAAAGCAATCTCACGCAACCCTCCCCAAGAGGGCATGGGTTACCGAGCCGAAAAAACCAAAAAAGGTTTTCGCGTCACGGTAAAACTTGGGCCTAAGCGCCCTGAAAGGGAATAATCATGGGAGGAGTAGTAGAGTTTTTTGAAGATGTCGGTGATTTTGTTGGGGACGTTTTTGAGTCCGTTGGTGACGTTGTTGAAGACGTTGGTGACTTTATTAGCGATACTGTTGAAAAGGTCGGCGACGTTGTTCAAGCGGTAATTGACGACCCGCTTCCTGTTTTGCTTGCTGTTGCTGGGGCTTCTTTTGGCATTCCCCCTTATCTCACTGCGGGGGCGGTTACCGCCGCAAAAGGTGGCGACCTTGAAGACATTGCCTTGTCAATGGGTACTGCGTATGTTGGCTCTACGGCTGGGGCTGGTATTGGAAGTTCTATTTCAGAAACTGTGTCCTCAACATTTATTGAGGCAGGAGTTAACGAAACAGTTTCCCAATTTGCTGGAGATGCTATCAGCAAGGGTTTAGTCAACGGAACTATTGCAGAAATTAAAGGCGGTAGTTTTGAGGATGGTTTTTCTGGTGGCTTTACTGGCAGTCTAGTTGCTGACGGTGTAGGTGAGGTTGCCACTTATGTTAAGCCAGACGTCATTGCGTTGGCTCAAGAAAATGGATTAGATTTAGAAGACGCAACTGCTGTATTTAATGCAAGCAGAAGAGCAGTCACTGCTGGTGTCACCGCTGAAGTTACTGGCAAGGGTGACTTCATGACATCGTTCACAAACAGCGCTGTTAGTTCAGGCGTTGACTATGGCGTTCGTGAAGTCAATCAAACAATTGATGAACAGTTCCGCACTACCGCAGTCGATTGGAATGACAAGGACAAGCAAGGCGAACCAATTGATGTATCAATAACTGGCGCTGGCATTCCAAATGAAGTTGTTAACCAAGTGCAAATTTCTGATATTGGTATAGATAACGACGCAGGAACATTTGATGTTGCAAACATATTTGCTGAATCTCAAGATACAAGCAACGTAAACAATACATCTTCTTCATACACTGGCGGAAATCCCTCATATGATATTTCTGTATTGCCAGATACTCAATTGGCTGAAGCACCTCAAGCTGAAACCGTTTCTGATTTTGCTGACACAAATGTTGCAGAGACACCATTTTCTAGCGACAGTGTTTTGGCTGAAGCCTCTAACCTTCCTGAGAGCGTAGTTGACATTGCTGAAGAATTACCAGAAGAGGCTCCTCTTTTTGCTTCAACAGAGCCTGTAGGTGGTTTGAATGCTTTGGTTGAGACGCCTGCACCTATAGTTGATTTAGACACCACTAAACCTGCGGTTGTATCTGAAGCCCCAATTTCTCAAGATTTGTTGTCTAGCAATTTAGCGCAAGACAAAACAGAAGAACAACCAACTGGTGGTTTGAATGCGGTTGCACCACCAACTGTTGTGGACAAGATGACTTCGTCTTTAAACCTCAAGCCAACTGACTTTACTAAGCCTTTGGTTGCGACCGTTGGAAACTTAATTAAGACTGGACTTGCACCCAAAAAGCCTCAATCGCGTAATGTTCCGCCACGTCGCCCAACTGGCGGATTGCAGGCGGTTAGACCAAAGGTTGCTCCTCCACCTCAAAGGGTAGATGTGTCAAAGTTAATGCCAATCAAAAAGGCGGCTCCAGTCAAAAAGCCAACAGCAGGTGGCCCAGCTACAACTTTGCCAAGCACTGCGAATTTAACGCCTATAAGCAACATCGCAGGCTTGACTTCACAGGTGAAAAAGACAGGATAAAACATGGCTATTCTAAAAAAACGCACGTCAAGCAAGCAACTTCCTGAAGCAAGGGGTCTTGACCGCGCACCTTTAAGTAGTGTTATTCGTGACTCTGAAAGAGAGCCATCCCTATACGGTCGACCAAACACGGTGTATGAAGATGACGACTTTGCGCCATCAACAGGCGGCACTCGACCAACAGGTAATACTCGACCAACAATTGGCACTCAACCATCAGGCGGTACTGGTTCAACAACGACCATTCCTTCGACCTCTACAACAACTCGTCCAACCATAACGACTGGTACAACCACAAAGCCTAAGACCACTCAAGTCCCTAAGACTACGCTGACGTCTAAGACTACGCCTAAAACACCAACAACACAAACACCAACAACACCAACAACACCAAAAACGCCAACAACGTCGATTACAACAAAGACGACAACCAAGCCGACTATTACAACCAAGCCAAACGCACCTACTACCAAGACGACCACTCCAACGTCTGTTGTAAAGCCTGTTGTCAATAAGCCAAAAACCAACACAGGTTCTACTACAAACAAAGTAGTAGATGCGATTACGGGTGCAGTGATTGGTGCGGGAACAAAGATAATCATCGACAAGATTACTGGCAAGCCAAAGGTTGTTGCCGACCCAAAAACTGGTGGTTCAAAAAATCCTCCACCGAAACCATCTGGCGGAACATCCAAGCCGCCCAATAAACCGCCTCCCAAGCCACCTGCCAAACCTACCAGCGTAGTGAGACCTCCTAATACCGCTGATGTGGTTTATAAAGGCACGCCTGCTGACCCATCATTGGGCTTGCCTACAGGTTCTATTGACAACGGGGATGGAACCTACACGTCTGGGGGTGTGACTTACAGCATGAGGACGGGTATGCCTCTCTACCGCGAAAATGAGGACGGTAGTCTTGGTATCGTAAAGGATAACAACGACGGGACGTACACCATTGGCAACAAAACCTACAGCATGGAAAACGACTCCCTTCTGTACACCACTGACGCTGACGGAAAGATTACGGTTGCTGATGAAGCAAATTTCACAATTGTTGGAAAAGGCGGCGATAACCGCCCTGACGGCAGTGGACAAAAGTTCCTGCCTTCCGACGACGATGAATATTACGACGACGGGGAAGGCAACATTTACAAATTGAATGAAAAGGGTGAGTACGATTTATATCGTGCGGCTGAAGTAGATGAGGATATTGCCGCAGAGGATGCTGAATTATTTAACCCTTCGCCAAAAGAAGAAGAAGAAGAAGAGCAATATTTTGACGACGGTGAAGGCAACATTTATATATTAAATGACAAGGGTGAGTACGACCTGTATCGAGCCGCCGAAGTGCCAGAAGACATTACTGAAGAGGACTATGGACTATTTGATGATACGTTACCTGCGGACGATGACGCTGTCAACAACGATTCAAATAGCTACGCTGACTATGTCAACAACGAATCATCGGATTACTCCGACTATTTAAATAACGACTATGACTATAGCGACTATGACTATGGCGACTACGATGAACCGCCAACATATATTGAATCCGATTTGAGTTATTTAGACGAATATAAACGTGGGGGCTTGACTACTATGATGAAAAAAGGCGGAGTTGCTCGTTTCTATACGGGCGGTGGTGCTTATGATTACATAGATAAAGACACTTATTCAGACAATGACTATCAAGCAGAAACCTCCCCTGTTACTATGAGAAACTATGGGTACGACATTACAGCTAATGACCCAAGTGGCGACAGTTCTGCGTACTACACATCGCCCAATAACGAAGATTCCGCGTACTACACGTCGCCTAACAACGAGGATTCAGCGTACTACACTAGCTCAGATGATTCTGTGTATGCCCCATTTAAACCTACGGCTACAGAATATGGTGCGTTTGGAGAAACCCCTACTGATTACGTTACAGAACTTGAGAACCCCGCCGAGGAAGGTGACCCTGCTTACGGCTATAGATACTTCTCTGACGGTACTGTTATTGCCCCGAATGGTGACTATTACCAAGATGGAAAACTGATTTATTCTTCGCAAATTGAAAGCCCCGGTGGTGGAGAGCGTCCTCAGTACGAAAACATCGGCACAAAATTATTAAAGGGTGTTCAAGATTTCACTGGAATAAGCGATGACATGCTTAATGCAATAACTGGCGTGCTTCCATCGGCTGGTGCTGGCGCTTTGGTTGCATCTTTGCTTGGTGGTGACTATAGTGGCGGCGGGGCTGAAAATCAAAATCAAGGTTTGGATATGTCTCAGGTGGGCGTCATTAACCCACGCACGACTGACTTTGGTATTGGCCCAACAAGGTTTGTTGGCTATGACGAGTACGGCACGGATATGGATGGCTACACGCCAAACGAAGAGTTGTTGCGGAACCTGAACGCCCCCGGCTTCAACCCTGTGCGTGAAGGCGACTACGGCTACGAAGAAGTGCCAGTCGAAGAGACTTCAGAACTTCCAGCAATGGCTTCTGGCGGTTTGTCCTCAATGGCTACACCAGTGTCGTCTTACTACACCTTTGGTCAACCCGCTGACATCTTGGCAAACTTGGGTATGCGTCCGCAACCCCCAATGAACCCACAACAGCAGATGCCTCAGATTGGTCAACAAAAGCCTCCACAACAGATGCAACAGCAAGGCTTGCCACAACAGATGCCTCCGCAGATGGCGCAACAGGCTCCACAAGGTATGCCTCAGCAGGGCATGATGCCTCAACAACAAGGTATGCCTCCCCCAATGCGCAAGGGTGGCTTGCCCCACATTTCTAACGTGCCATTGACTCAAGGTCGCATGGACTTCCGCAAAGGAGCGGCTGTGCATGGAGCAGGCGATGGACAGTCTGACGACATCCCAGCTATGCTGGCGGATGGTGAGTATGTAATTGATGCTGAGACTGTGGCTCAAATTGGTAACGGCTCGACTAAGGCAGGCGCTCAGGCTTTGGATAAGTTTCGTGAGGGTATTCGCGCCCACAAGCGCTCTGCTCCTCTTAACAAAATTCCACCTAAGACTAAGGCTTTGACCTCGTATCTCAAAGGAGCAAAATAATGGCTGGACTATTTCAAGGTGACCCATTACCCGCAGTCGTCAAGACGACGGAAGACCAACAGGTCGCCCCAGAGTTTTACACGAACTACCTGCAAGACATTGCCAACTTAGGCCAGAACGCTGTTCAGCAAGGTGGTATTGCTGGCTTTAGTCCTTTGCAACAGCAAGCCTTCCAAATGGCTCCAGACGTTGCGTTTGCTGGCGCTGGCTCTATGGGTGCGGCTTCTCAATTACTGGGCGAGGCTGGCGCTACAACCGTTCCTGACGTCATTGCTGACTACATGAACCCCTATCAGTCCGCTGTGGTGGATGAGATGGGTCGCCTGACTAATCGAAGTGTTCAAGAAAACATTTTGCCAAATCTTGGTGCGGCGGCTGTTGGTTCTGGTCAGTATGGCTCACGTCGTCAGTCTCAAATTACAGGCAACGCTTTGCGAGACATCCAAGCTGACTTGTTGGGCAAGCAGATGCAAGCCCTTCAAATGGGCTACAAAGACGCTGGAACAACCGCTCAAAATGATTTGACTCGCGCATTGAATGCTGGTCAAGCCTTTGAAAACTTAGGACAGGCACAGCAAGGTTTGGGTTTGGCTGGCTTAAAAACCATGTCCGACTACGGCGCTCAACAGCAATCTCAAGGTCAAAAGTTGTTGGACTATCCAATGGCTCAGGCTCAACAGTTTGCCAAACTGATGCAAGGCTATCAACTGCCTATGGGTAGGATTACGCAGACAACTGGCCCAGACGCTGGCGCATACTCAAACAGCCCTTTGTCTCAGATTGGCGGCTTAGGCGCTTTAATATCGGCTTTGTTTCCCGCTCAAAAAGGAAATGCAAAAGGCGGAGAAATCAAAAAAGCAAACGGTGGTGGAGTTCGTCTTGCCGATGGCGGAATGGCTCCAGCAGGTGCAGAATACACAGATGGCAAGGGTAATTTTTACGATGCCGATGGCTACTTAGTGGGGTAAAGAATGGCACTTCCAGCACAGCAAGGCGCACCACAGCAGGGTGGTCTAAACCAAGTAAGGCCAACCCCACCTCAATCTGGAGGTAAATTTGACGCGAGTGCAAAGCAAGCGGAGAACCTTGAAGAAATAAGCCAAGCGGAACCGACTGGCTTAAAAGACAAGATTGTTGACGACCTTGGCGACCAACGCGAGGCAATGAATCAAGGGTTATTGCGTTTGCGTGCAACTTTAGACGCTCGTAAGAACAGGATGTTTGACCCTGTTTTAATGCAAGTTGCCGCAGGTCTCTTAAAACCTACCAAGACAGGTTCGTTTGGCGAATCCTTGGGGAATGCCGCAGAGAATGCTAGTGTCGCCGCAGAGCGCGAGATGATTCGTGATTTAGAGAATCAAAAGTTAGAACAAGAATTGCTTGGTAAAGAGATGGAACTTCGTCAACAGTTAGGTGCTGACCAACTGATGAGTGAAGTATTTAAGCAAAGTCGCGGTTCTCCTGCTCCTGCGGGTGGCGCTGTACCTATGAGTCAATCGAACGTGGCTGGAGCCGCACCATCAGTTGATTTAAGAACGCAGTCAGGTCAGCAGAAAGCTGTGTCTGATGTGCGTCAAGGTCGAATTCAAGTTACTGATGAACTACTGATGCTTGCAAGTCGTGTTGCTCCAAAACTGCTTCCATTCTTTCAAGAAATGCGTAGGTCTCAAACCGAAGAAGATAAAATTCGTATTGAGCGTGATAAGTACGAAGCCACACTTCGCCCTGTCAAACCTCTTGGACTCCCAACTGAGCGCCAATTGGATAGGAGAGAGTACGCAGAATACGAAGCAAAACTGCAAGAGGCAGAGGACAAAAACGACGAGCAAATTTTGCTCAGATACTACAGGAAAAAAGGTTGGTTGGAAACCGAACAGTTGGCGCGAATGAAGCCAAGCAACGTCAAGCCAACTGATGGTGGAGCATCACCAGCAAGCGCAACATCACCAGCAAGCACAACACCAACAACCGACGCAATACCAGCGGTAAGTGGAGCATCTAATGTAGGTGGTACATCAGCAGTAAGTGGAGCCTCAACATCATTAGGTGAAACCTCTTCATCAGGAATTCCTCGCGCCAAAACTCCATCCCAATTGGAAGAAGAAAAAGCTAGAAGAGAACTTGAAATAGCTATTGAGAAAAAGCGAAGAGAATCCGAAATAGATATTGATAAAGATACCAGAACTGAACTACAAAAAAGTCGCGTAAAGGCTTCCGAAGAAGTTGCAAGTAAATTTCGCTTACAGGCTGACGCGGCATTTGCAAACACAACCACTGCTGACGACATGATTGGTTATGCAAAGAACAATCCGAAGATATTGCAGGCGTTGAACAAGCCGGGCGTCTTTGGCGCAATCGTTCGTGCGTCTGAGCAAGGTATCAAATTTGGCGACTTCAGCGTTAGCCTTCCAGCCAAAACTCTTGCTGAGGCAAACCTTGATGCCAATGATTTGGCGGCGTTGCAAATTTTTGCTCAAAAGTCCGCCGAGTTGCAATCGCGTGGTCGTCAGTTGAACAGGACGCCGGGCGAGGGCGCTATCTCCGACTTTGAGACAAGATTGCTTGGGAGCATCTACGCCTTGCCCTCAGACAGTCAACGTGCGGTTATTCTTAAATCTGAAGCGCTCAAGTTGCAAAGTATGTTTGACGAAGACCGCTTTGCCTTGTGGACACAAAAGAGCAAACAACCCGGCTACACCTACGACGACTTTGTTGGGGACACAGAATACAAAAAGCTCAAAACGGACTACAAGAAAACTCTTGACCGTGTGCGTGAAGAAAACTTGGACTTGCTCACCCCAAAGAAAAAGGCTGACGCTTCTAAGCCACCTTCTTCTGCAAACCCTCCAGTCGTGCCATCTGCAAAATCAACGCCTCCAGCTAATGAGTCGGTGCATGAAAGATTTATACGCGAAAGAGCAGAACGCGAAGTACAAAGGAAACCGTAATGGATAAAAAAACTCCAATACTGGACTTCAAAAAACTTACCCCTGAACAATTTGAAATTGCTAATTTGGTTGTTGAGGCGGCTGAAGCATACAAGATTGACCCAAATTTGCTTTTGGCGCAGGCTTTTCGCGAGTCAGGGTTTAGGCATATACCCTCAGAAGACCCTGATAGCGATGCTTTTGGCGTTATGCAAATTCGCCCAAGCACAGGAGAATTAAATAAGCTAGGCGATATCAGAGATTTGCGAACCAATGTGTATGGTGGTGCAAAGTTGATGAGGCAATACATAGATAAGTACAAGTCGCCAGAGGCGGCGTTGCTTGCATATCACCAAGGGCCGGGCGTTGCGGATACCTACATCAAATCAAAAGGTGACCTCAAAGCGGTTGGCCCCAAAGGCTTGGACTATGTTATCGACATTGGCAATAACGGTGGTTTTGGTCAACCAGTAAAAGCCGAAGGCGATGCAGAGTCTTCAGTAAAGCCAAACCGTTATGAGGCTTATCAATCTGAGGCAACAAAACTAAAAAAAGAACAAGAAGCAAGAGACGAAGAGGCAAGGCTAAACCCCCCACCTCCACAGCCAAAAACACTCTTTGATAGAGCAATTGAGTCTGCCGATAAGATTGACCCAGAACAGGCGGCGCTTGTTGGCGCTGGGGTTAACGCCATTTTTCCAATGTTCACCAAGCCACAGTTGTCTCCAAAGGTTGATACAAGTAGGGCGGTTGAAGCAAATCTGTCTGCTCAAGACAAATTAGAGTTGGCTCGTCGCAATTTTCAAGAATCCGCTCCTCAAGATATGTTTAGTCTTGAAGAAACTTATAGACAAAATCAAGCCGAACTTGAACGTATCAAGAATGAACAGCGATTGGCTCAACAACGACAAACAAACTTGTCAAGACCTACGCCAACAATAGAAGCACCATCGTCTCCTTTGACATCTGAAGTGCCTTCAAGAACAAAGGCTGGGGCATCTGGTGCATCAAATTGGGTTCGCGCTATGGGTGGGGACGTTCCTGACGTTCTTGCCGACCAAGCTGAAAATATGCGTAAGGACAACCCTCGCGGTGGTCAGGCAATCATTGATAGAGATACAGCGGCACGTCAACGTCAACAAGCGCTTGGCTTGGGTGACTATGGTTTAGTTCGCACCGAGGGCGGTGTGCAATTGGCGTTGCCTCCAACTACTGTTGCCGAGCGTCAAGCTGAAATAGACCGTCAAGCACAAGCAAATCAAGCGGAAGTAGAGCAAAGAGCCGAGCAGGCGCGTATCCAACAAGAGACTCAAAATTGGTTAGCAGAGCAACAGCGAGTTGTTAACGAAGCCGAATTAGAGCGTTTGCGACAAGAACGTGCGGCGGCGGGTCAACGACAAAATGTTTTGTCAGGTCAATTAAAAGATGTCAAGCCATTGCAAAAGGCGTTGACTAAGGCTGAGACCGATGCGGAGATTGCTCGACGCAAATTGGCAAGAGCGCAAGAACAGCCAAATACGATTGGGCGCGTTCTTGAGAGGACGGGCATAGCCTCTACAGGCCCTTCAAAGATAGGCGCTTTGCCAAGAGCAGGCGTAGGCGCGGCGGCTGGTTATTTTGGCGTAATGAGTTACCAAGAAGCCTTAAAGCGTTTTAAGGCAGGCGACACCAGCGAAGGCGTTTTAAAGGCTTTGCAGGCTGGTTCTGCGGCGGCGGCTATGTTGCCCCCAGCAGGCAAGGGATTGACCAAGCTAAGAGGCGCTGGTGCGCTTGGTGCAGTCGGTTCTTATGGATATGAAGCCGCTAGACGTATGTTGAAAGACGACCCAAACGCTGAATAAGTTTCGAGGAGCAGTTGCCACTCTCCTTTTAGCCCCCCTCACGGGGGGCTTTTTTTATGCAGGTCTAAGAGTTTCTAGTTTTTCGCCAACAGTGCGATTCATTTCTTTGACCAACTCTACGCAACGAGCGTGTTCTTTTCGAGCGTACTCCACCGCCACAACCGCCTCAATGTTGTGGGCGAACTGCATGATGTCTACCTCGTCCGCAAGAAGAGGGTCTTCACGGGGTCGGTCGCTTTGGAAAAAGATTTGTTTGACCATTTCTTCGCTTAACATTTTTACTCCTTACTTGTGTGAATTTTTAATTTGCCAAAATTGAAGCAGATGGGTGAACATCTCCCACCCACGTTCTAAGTCTTCTGCGCTCCACTCCTTTACCACGACTAGGTCTGGGACGTTACGAGAGACAAAGACATTGGCACAGCGTGCTTGGGGGATGCCTAGACCGACGCGGTACGCAGATAATTGCATCAGATGCTCATCGTATCCATCAACCTTTGCGGGGTCGGTGAACTCTTTGGTTTTGATGTCCACGACGGCTTTGAGTGGGTCAGCGCAAAATAAGTCGCACTTACCGCCAAAACCGAGTTCATGTGCAAAAGAGCGCTCGGAAATCCAAGCGGCGTCTCCAAAGTGTTCTTTGATTGCGCGGGAGCAGGCGTCAACGCTTTGTTGGTGTTTGCCTGTGGGTCTGTCTTCATAAAAGCCTTGAATAGATGCATGGATGTCAGTTCCCGCATCAGCCGCAGAGCGACCCTGTTCTTTGGAGTCGCTGATGATTCGTTCAACGTAATCTTTTTCAGGCTCGTCAGGGCGACGTGGGAGGGTAAGCGCGGCGAGTAAAACCTGTTGCTGAAGCCAAGCTGTCAGCGCGGGTTTTGCCGCAACGCTCAATATTGTAGTGACACTTGGAACCAAGTTCATGGTTCGCGCATCACGCAGGGTGGTGTTACGCATTCCACCCTTCTTGGCTTCAACGGTGTACTGTGGCACGCCATCGCGGGTGTACCAATGATTTGATTCGCTTGCGCGTATCGCTGGGGTTGTAATGGTCATATCGTCCTTATTGAAATTCTTGGGCATCTGCCCTGTCATACCAGTCTGTAACAAACCTACTGAGGTCATCAGGAGAGTTGCCTTGTACCTTCATAACGCCGTCTGAAAAAAGTTGCTCAAACTTCTCAACTACCATCTCGCCATCTGTGTGACCTCTGATAATGAGAATGGTGAACTGGGGTTGTCGTGCCAGATTTCGCAGTAACAACCCCTGTCCTTGAGTAAGGATTTCACCGCTACGCTTCCATTCACCGACAAGAAAATTGCACTTGCGTTCAAAAATCATGTCGATGTCACAAGGCGTCGCCTTGGGGTTGGTAGCAATCAGTCCCTTGAACCGAAAGAAATCAATGTGCGCCGCGTTTTGGTTACGCATGAGCCTCATGGTCAGAAAGGGATGTCGTCGTCCATGTCATCAAAGCCACTTGCGGCGGCTTTAACAGGCATTGGGGCGATTGTTTTGCCGCCTCGCTTCTGCCACTCAGGCGACTTCTGAATTTTCTCTCTCAAGCCGTTGCTGAGGCTGTTAAACAATTCCATGTCAGGCTTTTCAATTTCAAAGATTTTCAAGTCGTTATGCCCATTTGGTAGACCTGCTTTCTTGATTGCTGGAGGTACAGACAGAATGGCTTGGATGTTGGTG